AGAAAAATGGAAAATCTGTCTGGCGAGCAAGGGAAATATTAGATATGCTTTATCTATTTAATTTGATAGAAAAAAAAGGAGCATGGATATCTGTGTCAGAAGGCTTAGTAAAGGAACTTCAAGAAAAAGACTTAGAAATTAATGAAAAATTCCAAGGAGAGCAGCGAATAATTGACTTCCTAGAAGAGAATGAGAAACTTTCTGATTTTCTTTATGAAGATTTCAAAAAGTTAACAAATGCGCTTTAAAACCCTAACGGGCGCAACTAGAACAGTTAAGAAATCAAAAAACTTTTTGATAGACTGGGATGGAAAAAGCCGCAGTAAGATACAATTTAACGTAAAACAATACTTAAAAAAATATTGGGTTAACCATATTGTCTTTGAGGAATTCCCAGTAGCAGGAACAAAACTATCTTTAGATTTTTATAATGCAAATAAAAAAGTGGCCATAGAAGTTCAGGGCCAACAGCACACAAAGTATGTCCCCTTTTTTCATGGCGGCAATAAAATTAACTACTTAAATCAATTAAAAAGAGATCAAGATAAGTTAAAATTTTGTGAATTAAATAATATTCAATTGATTGAAATATATCAAAACGATAAGCTCGATAAAGATTTATTTCTGAATCATGGATTAATCTTATAATGTGTGTAATATATAATACATGAGCAACGAAGACATTGATCCAGAAAATTTAAATAAATTTAATTTGCCAGAAAATATCTTGACGCAACTTTTTGAATTCTCTGGTTTTACAGATGGGGATAGCGGATTCATATTAACATATGTGAATCAAGATGGAACTCCCTCTATAGTCACAAAAACAAATTCCCCAGTTGTAGAAATGGGTTTAAGGAAAGCCTTAGAGCAGTACCTAGAACAGGTTTCTGCGCAGGGTATTGAATTAAATTTTCCAGGAGAAGGCGGGGACGAAGAAACTCCTTGACTTATTTGCGTTTGTGTGATACCATTGTCTTATGGTATATTCATATGAACTAGAACAACATTTACTAGCGGGGCTGATAAAATATCCAGAATCTTACCCGCTTATCGCGTCCTTTATAACAGATAAAGATTTTTTTGATAAAAACAGTATAGTAAATAAAACTATATTTTGCGTATTAAGGCAGTCTCTTGAAGCTTCAGAAATTCTTGAAGAAGTTCTTTTATCCCAAAGAGTACAATCTTTAGGTATATCTTTTGAAGATAATATAAATATAGCGGACTATATAAAGGCTTTATCTATGCGACAAATCTCTAAAGACGGAGTGTTGAAAGCAGCTAAAGAGCTTAAAAAGATTACAGTACGAAGAGAAATACATGATGCGTCAATCGATGTAGCAAAAAGTATGAAATCAATCTCTTCCGCTTCAACCTATGACCAAATCGTTTCAGAGGCAGATAAAATATATAATGAAAAAATCAATCTGTATGAAATAGGTTCCGATAATCCAGAAAATCTTTTTGAGGAAATGGAAGAGTTTATCGAAGGTAGAGGTAACAACCCAATAGATGAATTCGGCCTAATGGGCCCACACCCAAGAGTTAATGAGCTTTACGGGTCGTTACTTAGACCAGGAAATATAACTGTAGTAGTAGCAAGAGCTGGAGTAGGAAAAACTCAATTTTGTATGGACTTCTGCACAAAGGTTTCTGCAATAAATAATAACACCCCAATATTACATTTTGATAACGGGGAAATGAGTAAAGAAGAGCTTATCGTTCGGCAATGCTCGGCTTTATCAGGAGTGCCCATGCATTTATTGGAGACTGGAAGATGGAGGCAAGCGGGAGAAGAAATTGTAAATAGAGTCAGACAGACTTGGAAAAAAATTAAGAACTTTCAATTCTATTATTACAACGTCGCAGGTCATTCTATTGATAGTATGTTAAACATAATTAGAAGATTTTATTTTTCAGAAGTCGGAAGGGGAAATCGAATGATTTTTAGTTTTGACTATATTAAAACAACATACGAAAGGCAAAACGGAGCCAGCTCTTGGGAAACAGTCGGAAGAATGGTTGATAAATTCAAACAGTTAATACAAAAAGAATTATGTTTTAATGGAGCCCCAACAATAGCTATGTTAACAAGCGTGCAAAGTAATAGGCTTGGTATAACAAACAATAGAAATTCTGATAACGTAGTAGATGACGAAAGTATTGTCTCTCTTTCAGATCAGATCACTCAATTCTGCTCTCACCTTTTTCTTCTTCGACAAAAAACCATGGATGAGATACAAAACGAACCAGAAGGTTTTGGAACCCATAAACTTATATGTCTTAAATACAGATGGCTAGGTAAGGATGTCCACAGAGCGCTTCAACCTATAGAAATGCCAGACGGCAGTAAAAGAAAAAATTATATCAACTTACACATGGAAAACTTCGCGCTAGAGGAGCGGGGAGATCTTCAAGATTTAGTTTCCCACATGAATTCTGAAGGGGTTGGAGCTGCAGAACAATTTATGGAGGATTTACCAAATATATAATGCAATCAATATCTTCAGACAAAATAAAAGAATGTTTAATTAACCTAGGTTACAAACTTAACGATAGAGGGCCCTACTGGCAAACAAATGCTATTTTCAGAAATGGAGACAATAATACAGCGCTTCAAATATACAAAAACACGGGAGTCTGGAAAGATCACGTTCAAGGATCAACTTTTTCTCCGCTAAAAAGATTAGTAGAGATAACGTTAGGTACGAACGACAAAAACGAATTAAAGAAATATTTAGAAGAAGAAGATTTAGGAGCGAATTACAACAAAATAGAATCAATCGAAAAAATAGAAATGGAAGAAATATATCCAGAAGACTGCTTAAACAAATTATTACCTCATTATAAATTTTACAATGATCGAGGAATTAGCGACGAAACCCTCAAAAGGTTAAAAGGTGGATTCGCTACAAACGGAAAACTAAATAAAAGATTTATATTCCCAATATACAATGAATTTAATCAAATTCACGGCTTCTCAGGTAGAGATATGACCACCATAGAAGGAAGGCCAAAATGGAAGCATATCGGAAAGAAAAAATCTTGGATCTACCCTTTATACGCAAACAAAGAAACAAAGATTGCAATCGAAGAGAAAGATTCAGTTATACTAGTTGAAAGTATCGGAGATTTGCTAAAATTAAATGAAAACGGATATTACAACGTTCTTGTCACCTTTGGCTTGGATTTGCCAAATAAACTTATATTCTCACTAATATCTCTCAACCCATCCAAAGTTATTTTATCATTAAATAATGACTCAGGATCCTCCAGAAACAGAGGTTTAGAAGCTTCAATAAAAAATTATCTAAAATTATTAAATTACTTGGAGCCTGATAAAATTTCAATATGTTTACCATCGGCAAAAGATTTTGGAGAAATGAGCGGCGATCAATTTAATTCTTGGAAAAATAAGCTATCATCTACAGACGCAAAAACACAACAAAAATTTATAATAAAAGAAATACAAAAGCTCGAAAAGATCATACCAAAAAGTATATTAAAAAACAAAAAAATAATAATCAATGAGTGAATTAACAAAACTATCAGCTAGTAGAATTAAAACTGCACAAACTTGTAGTTGGACTTATTGGTGCAATTATAAATTAAAGCTTCCTCAGGCAGGAAACGACGGCTCAAGTAGGGGAACAATCTGCCACAACATATTTGAGTTGCTTGGCGACAATCACAGATCTGAATTTGACAAAATAATAAAAGAAGGAACAATATGGAATACTGAAATAGTTGCGTCTCAAGTTAAAGAAGAAGCTGAAGAATTAAACGTTTCGGATCAAGAAAATCTAGACTTAATTGATGAGATGATTGTCGCAGGTTTGCGCTGTGACTTTTTCGGAGATTTGGATGAAGAACCTACCCTCGCCGAGTCGGAAAGATTTTTCGATCTAGAAATAGATAAGCCAGAAAAAGGAGTAAGGTATGCGGTTAGAGGTTATATAGATAAACTTTTTAAATATAAAGATAATTCTGTAATAATAAGAGACTTTAAAAGTAGCAAATCAGTATTTAAAGGAAAAGACATAACAGATAATTTGCAAAATTTAATATATTCGTTAGCAGTAAAACATTTGATGCCAGAAACCGAACCCCAAAGCGAGTTTATATTCTTGCGATTTGATTTAGACAAAGACGTTTTAGGAGAAAGAGGAAAAGGTTATGTGAAAATGGACAAAATCAGCGAAGAAGAACTAGAGGGTTTCGAGTATCAATTAACTGAATTTCAAAAGTATATAGACAACTTTGATGAAGATTGCGCAAAATCCAACTACGCAGCAACCCAAGGTTTCCCAAAGGATGGAACGTTTGGAGGGCCTTTGGCTTGCGGAAAGGATGGATTTAAAATATCCTATGGTCAGCCGATTTTAGATCAGAATGGAGAACCTATAAAAGCATTCATATGCCCCTACCGAAAGCCTATGGAATATTATGCGTTAATAAACTCAAAAGATAAAGTTTTAAAAACAGCCTTCCTAAAAGAAAAAGAAAAACTAAAGCCGAACGAAGAAGATGGAGAAAGAGTTATAAAAATGAACTACGAAGGGTGCCCGCACTGGCAAAACAAAAATAAAATAGATGACTTTCTAGATGGTTAAGGTTGACGCTGCAGGACTTCTTGTAAAACTAGGAGGTTTAATTTTATTGGGTCGCAGATCAAAAGTTTGCGAAAGTCTTTCTGGTTATTGGGCCATCCCCGGTGGAGCGATAGAATTAAACGAAAGCCCCAAAGACGCCGCGCTTAGGGAATTTTTCGAAGAAACAGATGTCGAAATAAATCAACAAATATCATATCTAACTAAATTCTCAACCCCAAGCGGTGGGACATTTTTTGTGTACTATACGGAGATACAAAATTTAATTTTTCCCAGCTCCGAAGCAAAAGACGCCTTTGAGCATGACGAGTGGGGATTTTTTAAAATCCAAAAAAACTGCTTACCAACACCAATTACAAAAGAAACTATAAAAGCAATTTTAATGACAAGATGAAAAAAATTATAATAACAGGAGTTACAGGTCAAGACGGAAGTCATATGGTTGATTACCTTCTTGAAAATACAAATCACGAATTATACGGAACAGTCAGAAGGCTTAGCGTAAAAAATCATGAAAACATACTTCATCTAGAAAATGAATCTAGATTTAAGTTAATTAATATGGATTTAAATGATGCGCACAGCATAAGAGACGTGATACTAGATGTTCAACCTGATTACTTTATAAATTTTGCAGCACAATCTTTTGTTGCTGGAAGTTGGGATTACCCAATTCAAACTTGGGATACAGATGCAGATGCAGTTTTGCATATATTAGAATCTATTCGCAGATTCTCCCCGCACTGTAAATTTTATAACGCAGGCTCCTCCGAAGAGTTTGGGGATGTAGTCTGTTCACCTCAAGATGAAAATCATCCACTAAGACCTCAATCTCCATATGGTGCTGCAAAATGTGCAGCAAGACATATTGTCAGAGTTTATAGAGAATCTTATAATTTATATGCAGTTCAAGGGTGGCTTTTTAATCACGAAGGCAACAGAAGAGGTTTGGATTTTGTTACAAGAAAAATCACTCACACGATTGCGAGTATTAAAATAGCAATGGAAAAAGGACGTACTCCACCAGTTTTAAAGTTGGGAAATATAGAAGCGAAAAGAGACTGGAGTGACGCGGAAGACTTTATGGAAGGGGTGTGGCTAATGCTTAACCAAGATTCTCCCAAAAATTATGTATTAGGTAGTGGAGAGATGCACACGGTCAGAGAGTTCCTGAATGAAGCCCTAAAAAACGCTGGAATACAATTCTCTTCTTCTGGAGAAAATGAAACAGAGAAATATTTTAATGAAAATAAAGATTTAATTTTTGAGGTTGACCCAAAATTCTATAGACCTGCAGAAGTTCACGAATTATGCGGAGACTGCTCTTTGGCTGAAAATGAAATGGGGTGGACGCGCAAAACAGATTTTTATGGACTTGTTAAAAAAATGTATCAAAGCGACTACATGTCCTTGAGCCA